TTACCACCGAACGTGATGAGTTTCTCCATCAAGTCTTCGGCAGTATTCTGCATTAGTTCTTGTTCTGTTATAAAATGGTTGAACTTCTTCATTGAGAGTATGTCTCTGTAATTAGTTTAATACTCTTATTTATACAAACCAAGCAATCAAGATCAGTACTAAAGCAACATAAAGTACCTTTGGATACACTAAATGAGTGCTCTTCACATCCCTTACTAATGACATGAATTCATCTACAGTCCATGCAAAGACATCTACGAACCAATCCATTACGTCTTCTTTTGTTATTGATTTAATTTTATTTACTATTTTCATATTACACCTATTTTTTTACTATTATATTTACATTATCTCCAATCGGAAATTGTATCCTATTATGCTTATGATACAGGAAAAACTCCGTCTTGTCAAATTCTGCAAACAACTTAGTCCACACCGGTCTCCAATTACTAGCAATCCTATGTGTATTAGTAGGACTACGATCCGACTCTAAGAGTAGATCAGTATACGATCTAAGGTTTGTATCAAACATAGAGTCAAACCCATAGACGTGCACTTCAGTCGCACCTTTCACACGACAAGCATAATCAATTGCCATATGCCCACAACTATAGTTCGTTGCGGCCTGTCCTTGATCTTGTCCATTTAGTTGTGCATACTCTGGGATATGGGTATGCATTGCTTTAATCTTTGGTGCGTATTTTAAGTAAAAAGATGGATTCATTTCCATCCAGTGTCTTGGTCTGAAACCAAGAATCCAATCGTACATATCAAGTTTAACACGTCCTTCTGCGAGTGCTAACATCATCTTGTAGTCTACCATACACGTTGCGTGTACTTCATTGTTTGGTATCTCGAAGGGAGGCATGTTGCATATCAACAACTTCCCTTCGGTACCACGTTCAAACATAAAGGCATTATCACCGTTGCCGAGCACGTTCCATCTCATAATCTAATCCTTAATTAAATATATGGGTTTACTTCTGGATCAGTTGGATCCACATTTAATCGTTCACTTAAAACAACTCTGTTTCTTAGGTGTTCTGCTTCTACGTCATCTTTAGACTGACCATGGTATGCCACTGCCAGACCATCACGAATCATGATGTCATTCACAGTCATCTGTGTATCACTGACACCATCATATACTAAGAATTGTCCGAGGATCCGTCCGTACTTTCCCGACTTGTCCTTGTGAGTTCTGAGTACGCACTCTTCTCCGAGTTTGTCTGATAGGAACTTCCCTGCCATTTTCCCGAAATACTTTTCAATAGGATCTCTCGTCCTCGATTCGGGAGTATCAATACCGTATAGGCGAATGCGCTGGTTAGCATAGACAATGCCGAAACCACAATCAATATCGACATCCACAGTATCACCGTCAACAACTCTGCGGACTTTACAATTATATTCATACATTAGTTACCTTCCTTTTCTTCTACTACCGGTTCTGGATCTTCATCCGTATTCATTGTACGGTAGTATACAACGACTTCCTTTAATTGATTTATATATCGTTTGATCTCTTGCATGTTGTAAGACATCAATTCATAGTCCCCTACGGACATTGCAACAAATACTAAATCACCTGCATGACGTTTCCTAATATCTGTTTGAAACGTTTCAATATTTTTCTCAGACACCACATACCATTGCGGTGTTTTGAGATCGATCTGTCTAGGTAATTCCGGATGAATGATTGGAATCTTTACCTCTACAGTTTTTATTTCTACTGGAATTGGTGCCGGTGGTTTACCGAAACTCATTCCTAATGTAGAACAACCACTAGTTATCAATAGTATCGATAATAGCAGTATCGTCTTCGATGCTCTTAAATACATTTGCTGTCCCCTTATTTATACGTGTTTCTATTAGACCAGGCTTTGCACTTGCAAGTCTTGCCAGATCGTGACGTGCAAAAATACTAAGATATCTTTTATTCTCATTTTCTATTTCTGCGTTTCTTGTGTTAAGATTACCAAGTGCTTCGGTAGTCTTCTTTAAGTTGTTTTCCATTGCCTCAATAGTTCTTGCTTGTTCTGCTTCTCTTGTTTCGAAAGCAACAAGTAAAGAACCTTGGGTAGCAATAGTCGCATTCAACTCTGCGATTGTTCGGTCTGTCGTCATCTTATATGTGAATCCCATGATACCACCTATAAGGATAACACCGATTAGTAGTTTATTAAACATCGTGCCAATTCTCCTTTATATATTTTATATTTGATAGATCGTGTGGTTTTGGTCTTCCCCCACAATCCACTATCTTACATTCAGATGGTAAGTAAAACGGGAACTTCCATGCTCCCAATACTTTCTCACCGAGATGAAATTTTAGGTTTAACTTTAGATTGGGATTATTCTCATCCATGTACCATACATCTGATATACCGCCAGGGTACCATTCTTCAAGTAACCTGCCAGTCCAGACTTGGTCTCCACCATCATAGTCAAACAGTCTCCATGATTCTAAATTAAAAAGGTCATGCACATCTTGCATCTTACCATTCTTTAAAACCATCATTGAACTACTATATTTATTATCTTTCCAAAGTATAGCATCTGATACACATGCAACCTTATAGTTTGGTCTGTGTAATTGCCCCATTGCTACCTTTATCTCATCATCAAAGTTCTTAATCAATACAGTATCAATATCAAGGTATACTGCAAATTCTTCTTCATAGAATGAATCATATACTTTAATCTTATTCCACCACCCCTTTCCTGCACCATAAGGTGGTTCTACAGGTGTGGCAATATCAGAGATCTCATCTGGTCTATCAGTAATGCAATAGGCACTCACCTCTAGATCCGATAACTCTGTAAACTTTTTTATGATCTTACGTGCATATATCATATCATATGCATCTGTACATACTGTAATGAATGCTATTCTCATGCTTCTACCAGATCAATGATACGTCCTTTCTGAAAGTTATGTTTTGCCTGTATGCCTTCATAGGTTTGTATTGTAGTGTAGTGATCATCGACATATACTGCCCATGGGTAATACTCTTCCAAATATGGAAAGTTATGTATGTTAAGATAAATGTCTGTTGGACGGTTGTAATCAAAAGAAGTTTCTAAGAGATCCTGTGCCCCGTTTGGTTTAACAATATATGCATGTGCACCTTTGAAGTATTCTTTCTGTGTCAATGGTTGCACCCCCAAAGAGTTTGGAGCATCATACATACCATAACTAGGTTCACCTACTGTGATACACTTATCAAACGCTAGTGTTGGTGGAAGTCTATCACGAAATATTGCATCATGCTCTAGTATCATTACTTCACATTTCAACTCTACTGATTTCTGCCACAGTGCTCTATGACTTAAATAACATGCTAGTGCATTCTCTGGACGGGAGTATTTAGTAGAGAATTGATCAATTGCGAGGTTTGCTTCTTCTACCATATCCTCGAACCCTTCAGTCCTTGGAGTAATAGCATTAAACTTTTCTACTTTGTATCCATAACGTTCAGCACTAGCAATACACCTATCAGCACTTTGTTGTGATTGGGGATTATCTAGTATTGTTATGACAAAGTATTCTCTCTTCATAGAACCAACTTCACATGCTCGATATCAACTATCGCACATTTCAATCCATCTATTTCTACTGGCATTGACTTAGACCAATCCAAGTACACTTTTTTCTTTAAAGACAACGTGTCTGCATACTCTACTGCAACCGCATTACTTACTCCTAGAATAATTGCCGGTTTGTGTCCAGAAGTTTGATCTGATTGTAGAATGATGCCACCGGCAGTCTTCTTTTCGGTAGACGTATCTTCGGTGACTAGTAAGTTGTTGTGTAGTAAATTCATAATTAACCTGTTGTTGTTGATACATTGCTAGTATCAATTGTTGTATAATACGGGTACGCAGTACGTATCCATGGAAATAGTTCCTTACATATGAACGCATCATTAGGATACATTCCATAGTGTAGTGCAGATCTTAATAACTTATCTGCACCCTGTGGTGTTATATAGTATGCACTGTTACCTGCTAATCCATGTGGAACAGGTTGTTCACCAACTGTAGATAAATTTGGTACTGGGTGTATAATATCCCCAGTATCGAAATGTCTACTTTCTAACTTTCCATGATACGTTAGTGATCTACGGGTTGCCTTTCTTGGATCATTGAGTCCTATTATATCAGCACCAGATACATTTGTCAAGTCATTTGTTACAATAGCATCTGACTCAAATACGATAATAGGTTGTTCTAATTTGTGACATCTTTTCCATGCTCTCATGTGAGACAATGAACATGCTATCTTCTTTTGTTGATCCTTGGCAGTGTAACAGAATTTGTATAGACCGGTTTGCATATCCAATCCATCTTCATTACTAGACATAGGCCATGACCATTTAAATTGGGGGAATAGTAAAAGGTCTCTACTAATAGTCTCTGGAGTAGTCGCATCTAAAACTGACAGTTCAACTTCTGGACTGTGCTTCTTCAGTGACTCTTCTAACTTGTCAAAATTCTGACCTTCTAATGCTATAACAACTGCTTTCATATATTTCTCATTAATTCCTCGACATTCTCTCCTTGTTCTGGTAACAAGTCTTTTAGAAAGAAGTGTACGAAGTTACATTCATCGATCTTTGTGTTGGCACCGAATAAACCATTCCATTGATGATCAAGGTGTTTTACCGGTACATCATATTTCTTAATAAAGTAATTGAGTAGTGTCTGATCAGTTGACCATTTCCACGCATTCTTACCATCAATAAAATCTTTGAATTCCATACGTGTAAGGAACGTCTTAGCATCTTGTCCCTTTAAGTATGGTTTAAACTCTTTGCAATTGAGTACAATCATACCCATGTTAGCAAACTCATATCCACTCGAATTTAGTTTAAACTTAGGTAATACTGAATTCAAACTCTCGTATTGCATACGTGAGTAGTTCTTGATCTTTGCCAGATAAGGTTCGGTGATAGGCATCTCTCGTTCGAACACGACACCCATAGCACTATCTGGATCTATTGCATCAAATACATTAGGTGAACAATCCCGTATATAGATGTCACTATCAATAATAGCAATCTGATCATAATCGTCTAATAGGTCGAATGCATTTTCTTTTTCGTAGATAGGTAAAAACCCACCATGCTTTTGCCAACTATCAGTTGAACGATTGCTAGAGAAAGGATCTGGTTTGATTTTTATTTTGGGTGTTGTTTGGACAATATGTTCAATGTCAAACTTCTCACAATATTCTGACACACTATTAATGCAGTGCTTATACAGTTTACTATTTGCCTGTCTACCAAGACATACTTGGTATATCAATCTCTTCATAACTAACTCAGTATTTTTTAACTATCCTAAAGTCGAATGGTTCTGTTGTTTTGATTTCAAGTTGTCTTCCAAGAAGATCAGTCGCAATAAAATGCTTCTGTGTTTTCTTGTGGATCTTCTTTACCTTATAGGTTTTCTTTACGGGTAATGGATTGAATTGATCCGTAGATGGAAACCAGAAGGTAACTTCGTACTCTTCCTTTAACCATGTCAACCATACCTCTTTTATTTTATTATACATCTCTGTAATCCTCCAATGAGAATGACGTGCCTAGCATCTTTTGTTCTGCACGATTATTATTAGTATACACTAAAGTTTCGGGTGCGTCAAGTAAAAAATCGCAATCTCTGCAATAATCTGTATAGGTCTTATCCCTATGTGATTGTCTCAATGCAGAGTACTCCTCACCCCTAATGATTTCTTCGATAGTGTTCTCGGATGTGTGACCAAGTACTGCTTCTTCATCTCTACCAAGTACTTGACAACACGGGTGGACTGCACCACGTTTGCCGTCTAATCCACCTGCACGTATTACTACGTCTGGAGAGAAAGGTCTACCACATGATTTGGTCTCACCCTTACGTGCATTTGTCTCTCCAATGTCATACGCACCAGACCAGTTATGCATCTTCCAGATCTCGGTCTTACAACCCAGTTCGTCTACTAATGCTTTGTACTGCTCCAGTTCTTGATCAATGTTATCGTTGTCTGTAATAAGGTGGTATGTTTCTACAACACAATTCGATCCTGTTTCTTTAACGTAATCCATCATCTCTTTTACGTGTTTCTTAATTAGGTGATAAGAAGATCCACGTTTGTTGTTCATCCACTTATCATACAGTTCTGGTGTAGGGCCGATGAACGAGAACCTAAAGAAGTCTAATCCTGCATCAACACAATCTTTCATGTATTGACCATGCATACGGAAACCATTAGAGAAGATAACTGCCATTGCATCATACTTCTTAACGATCTTAATGTATTCTGGTAGGTTGTTATTTAATGTTGCTTCTCCAGATCCATCCAGATTCACTACATTCATTCCATGCTGTTTACAGTCGGCAACGTTATCTTCGAAGTCGAGTAGATTCATCTTACGCAGGAAACCTTTATGCCTTCCTCCAGTCCTCTTGTCTTGCGGACACATAGTACAATCAAAATTACAGGCACCCTGTATCTCTATGACTGCTCTGTCAATTTTTATTTCACCTGTCATATTTGTATACTTCTCCTAGAACGGATTCCCAATCCATTGCTTTTTTTCTGCTGTGTCCTAATAACTGCGTCATATGACTCATCCACCACCACACATCATATTTAACCTCACCCAGAGGATTCATTCTTATGGCATGGGGCGTATGGTATTTAGTAACACCTTCGTTACTTACCACTGCCATAGGTCTAGCAAAGTTCTTTGCTATATAATGCCACATACCATCATAACATATAACTTGTCTACATGTAGAGATCTCATACATCGCTTCTCTGACTGGTGTTCTATATGTCAGTTCCACTACGTTTAATCCCTGCCCACGCAACATACTTATTATATCATCCCATTGAGCATTTGTCAAGTGTCTTTTCCATGTTCTTGGAACTTCTGCATTGAACGTAGGTCTCCAGATAACTACCTTCTTTTTATCAATCTTCTTAAAGGCACTTTTCCTAAATCCCCACTCATTATCTGGTATAGAACTGCCATCACTATCATTCCATGCATCTGACTCAAAATAGAATCTGTTCTTTCCACGTCTATCAATGGCGGCGATACGTTTACTACCGTCTGGTTCAAGTACTACATCATCGTCAAACTTCCAGAACTTGTATCTACTATCAGCATTGAAGACATGAATAATCTTAACGTCTTCTTGCCTTTCATAAAAGTTATGAAGGTAATCACATCTTTCTATGATAGTCTCTGGATCTTCGAAGTGATGATTATGATCTTCTCCGTGTTCCCAGTGAAACTCTAAGTTAACCTTTACCTTGTTTTTAGCACAATGAAGATGGACACAATTAAGTGCCCACATAACATCACCGACTCCTGGCGTACCCCGCCAAGTAACAAGTTCTCTGCTCATTTACTTTTTGTTTTCTAATGCAGACTTACCATAAAAGGCGGCAACAATGGCGGCAACTGATACAAAGTATGTCGGTGCCATATCACCTAGAGTTTTAGATGCTTGATCTATACCAAACACCACACACAATACAACCATTGCAGGATACAACAACATACCATAGAGGGCAAACCATGCCATCTTACGTTGTGCATCACGCATTGCATCTGCGTCTTCTAACTCTTTACGTTTAAACTCAAGATGCATTGACAGTTCTGATTCACTTACGTGACCATCCCCGTTAGAATCTGCACCTGCTAGACTACCGTCTGAATCAACGGTAACTATTTTCTTTTTATCTTCTGCCATAACTTTCTCCGTTATTTTATGTCACTATGGACAATTGATCCACTCATATTCCAATTAAAACCTATTACTACCTTTCTGCCATCAAACACATAAGGACTCTTATGCGGTAGCATAGCAGGAAATAATAATAAATCACCTTCATCTGTATCTATAGGATGATGCATCAAAACTGTACAATTACGTTTATCTTCTATTAGTAATTGTACTGCTCCGGACATATTTGAACCTTCGTGTGTATGGTAGTCAAAGTCTGCACCGTCTTCACCAAGATACTCAGCAAACCATACATTCTGCACCTCTACTGAATCACATCTCCATTGTTGGCAATAGTCTTGTAGATAGGGTTTAATCCATTTTATAAAATATGGTCTGTAGATCTTATTAGCATCACCTGCTTTATAATCAGAATGACTCATATTAGCAAAGGAAGTATCATACTCATCCTTTATCATATCTATTGCTAAAAGAAGACGCTCTTGTAACTCTTCGAACTCATCTTTAGGTATAGTATATTTTTTAATCCAGTTTGCCATTTAAAATACTTTTACTCCGTACTTTTGCTCCCATAATCGAGCATCATGTTCATCATTTACCATAGGTCTTCCCCGAATATTTAGTGAAGTATTAAGTAGCATAGGAACACCAGTCTTTTCATAGTATTCTTCGATCACTTTACGGAAGATAGATTCACAATCTTTCTTTACTACTTGCACCCTTGCAGTACCATCTACGTGAGTAACAGATGCATAGTCATGTTTAGCAGTAGAAGTATATTGCATATATTCATTCATATGTCCATCAAAATATTCGTCCGCAAACTCTTCTAGGATTGCAGGAGCAAATGGTCTATACTTCTGTCTACGTTTAATTGTGTTGACCGTGTCCTTTACGTCATATCGCACATCTGCGATCAAAGATCTATTTCCTAGTGCTCTTGGGCCGAACTCTGCTTTACCGTTCGCTAGACCGCATACTTTGTTGTCTAAGAGATGCTGTACTACTTCCTTGGGGTTGACATCTCCTTTTATATTGTAACCTAAATATGGTGTCCATACCAAACGATCTTTTCCAGTTGCTTCTGCCCATGACATTGCGGCGGTACCAAGACTGGATCCTGCATCTGTAGGGGATACTGCAATATGTACATCATCAAACATGTCTTTGATCATTGAATTGATAACAACATTTTGTGCACATCCACCAGAGTAACATAACTTACGTCCGTGCTTACGTGCTTCTTTCATAATGTCTAGTATTGCCCACTCAGCAAATGCTTGTACAGAAGCGGCAACTTCAGCATCATCATACTGTTCCACGGCATCACGGATTATCCTAGTCATAGCATGAATACCCATTTTACCTTCCCCTGTATCTACCTCACCACCTATCAAATAGTCTGGGTTCATATATGGAATATCAGTATACCATTGCATTAAACTATTAACTAAACTAGAGATAGGTGAACCATAGGAACTTAATCCCATAACAACATACTCATCCTCAAGTGGACGTAGTCCTAGTTCTTTTGTGCATGTGGTATAGACCATACCAACAGATTTGGGGTATTGCCATTGTTTGATTAGATTAAAATTGGAATCGTATATTACTGCACATTGAACTTCACCCGCACCATCAATAGAGACTAATACAGTATCGTCTTTATCTTCCCATGGGCGTGTGTAGAATGCAGATGCACAATGTGATTGGTGATGTTCATGTTGCTGATCGAATGCCAGAACATTATAGTTGGGTACTTCTAGTGAAGCGGTATGAGTGATAGTTGCGACTTCTTTAAATCTTGTTGAGTCCCACTTTTCTCTATGCTTTTTGCGTAATTCTATATCCTCGTAAAAGGATATGTGATCTTTATCTGTAGTGTAGTCATCCCAGAGACTATCCGGAATAACTGGATCATTCTTTCTTTTAGAAAAGCGCTCACCATGAGAAGCAAATTCTATAGTGCCATCTTCATTGATGACAGAAAGTGCTCCATCGTGATAAAACTCACTGAATCCTACGTACCTCATTTATATACCTTCAAAATATGTTATGTAAGTATATATGAGATTCTTAACTATTCTCCAGTGATATGGGCGTAGAGTTCTTTCCACGTTGGGAAGTTAGGGAACTCTTCGTTGCTCATGTTGTGACCATGCTTGATCAACAAAGGATCAAGTCCCATCTCAGCACCAACTCTGGCATTCTCTGGTTTGTCTTCAATCCAGTATGCTCCAGTGTCTTTGTACTTAGCAAGTACTCCGTCTTTATCAGCACCACAGTCAAGGCAGATCAATTTCTCGAACACACCCTCACCAAACAACTTCTCAAGGTTCATCATTCTTAGTTTATAAGCATGGGGATCCTCACTCAAAGAAGTAATACAGTGGAACACATATCCGTGCTCTTCGTGCAGTTTTCTTACATACTTGATGGCATCTCTAAGAGGGGGAAGGAATCCTATCGCCGCACTCTCGTTGAAAGTTCTTACGCAGTTCTTACTAACCGCTCTCTCAATACCATACTGGTGACCAACATCATACTGAAGTTGTGCACCTAATTGTCTCTTATAACCGTGAGTATCCATCCAAACGTGGAAGGCATACTCCCAGTTGAGTAGAACACCGTCACAGTCGGTCAAAATTACTTTATCTAAATCGTTCATTGTTACCTCATTTCGAATACATACGTATTATAACACGGTATGGATATGGTGTCAAGCGGTTTTTAGAATAAAAAACGGTTTTCTTCGGCATGTCTCATCATATCAATCTTCCATCCACCACCAGTATAATGGCACATTTTTGCCTTTTCAAAGAACTCATCATCGTCCTTATAGTGGGGGGAATCATTCCAAGTCTGATCTATAGTGACTAGATCAAAATCATGTTGCATTAACTGTCCGGATATATACGGTTGATCGTTCATGGTTGATACATGAAAGTTAGTACTATCTTCATTATAGAACCAGTCTTCCCAGTTCATAAACACTTCTCGTGCACGTAGACGTGCTTCACGTGTCCATACTACAATACCAGTGTTGAGGATAGTTACCTTGGATGGTTTGTTTGGGGGCATTGTAGGAATAATAGGTATGCCATGAATCGCATACTTGTCATAATACTCTTGAGCAACTGATCTTTTAAAGTCCCAAGAATTGTATCCACCACCACTATGGGTAACGAAATCACTTTCTAATACACCAAAGACATCTCCGTCTGTACAGATATCAAATATATTCTCTTCGGTGTTTACTGCGATATCAGTATCGGCAAATAGAACCTTGTCGTACTGGTCAAACATAGGATCATAGATAACCCTCAGACATTCAAATAACAATGCATTCGAATGATCATGCCCTTTGGTATAAACCTGCTCATCTGAATAATGATAGTCTGCACCAACATGATCTGCATATCCTAGAAAAGAAGTACGAGAAATATCTGCTACCTTGCGGTATACATCCGTTCTTCTTAGACCTTCAATATCACCACGTTCATCAACGTTCGGATTTAAGACCATATATTGAAAAATCGCATTTTTCATTTTCTTCTCCATTATTTTTCGTAAACCCGACTTTCTTTATTCGGGTTCCCTTGTTCATCTCATAATACGATTTATGTCGATTACGTTTCTTATTCGAATTGTCGTGTCTGGCATATTTTGACACAATGTTTGCCCCATTCTAAAAATGTTTCTTTAAGACTTCAAGTTTATCTTCGAAGTCGGCAATCTTGCCTAACTCAGTTTCGATAGTTTCCATTAGGTCTGGATGTTCTGCTACACCTGCTTGGTTGTGTAGTAAAACTTCAACGTTCATTTTATACTTGCATATCTGACCTTCGAGGTACATCTCCATACCTGCTTTAATTCTTTCGTTTAAACTCTTAGACATTCTCTAACCTCACCATTAATCGTTCTGCACGGTTGGTTACTTGTTTGTGCCAACGTGAATCACGTCCTTCAACTGCGGCGGTTTTCCAATCACCGTCAATCAATGCACTGTTCATCTTCTTGAACTTACTCAAACGAGTACGTCCCATGTTGAACATCATGTTAACCAAGATCTCTTGGACTTCGCCTGGAAATGCTTCAAATGTCCCTGTCTCGTATAGAGCACAACATTCAAGGATTGAGGTTTGCAGGTCGGTTTGGAACACTTCCCAAACTCTTTCTTCCGATACTTCGAAACCAACGTCTTCCCCATTTTCTGGATCTGCTGGCGTGACCAAGTGCCCAACCCCAAAGGTCGGTAGACCGAGGTGATCGTGGTAGACTTCATATTTGATTCCCTCATCAATTTTAAGTTGTTCAAATACATTTACTGTGTGTTCTTTATTCAATTCTATTCTCCTTTTGGTATATTTATATTTCTGCTAACCAATTCATTACGTATCTTCTGCTTTTTCTTGGGTGTTGTATGAGCACCCTCAAGTGCTTTCTGCAACTCTTCAGTCGGAGTAGACTTCATAAAAAAGTGCTGTATGGTTTTCTTATTAGATCCCTTCGCACGTATGGTTTGACTTTCTTTAAATTTAACTGGCATATTTTTCTCCTATCATGTCCTTGGTCATTATGTAATCACGAACAAAATCGGATCGAACAATATCTGCCCAAGTGAATTCTACTGTGGTGAAGTTCTTCATCAGTTCAAGAATCCCCATAAATTTCATTATGCCTCTCTTGTCTCCTTCTTTTACAAAGTCTGATTGATAATAATCTCCACAGAATATTATTTTACAGTTCCTTCCTACACGAGTTATTATACTGTCTAACTCATGGAATGTCAAGTTCTGCATCTCATCCACTATGATCACAGCATCGTTGATAGTAGTACCACGAATATGACTAGTAGATATAAATTGTATCTGCCCCTGCTCATTTAACTTGGAGTATGCTTCGGTGTCTTCAAACAACTCCGTGCATATAGAGACGTATGGTGCAGTGTATGCTTCCAACTTCTCTTCCAGTGAGCCTGGCAGAAATCCTATCTCTCTTGTAGGTACAATAGATCTACAAATAACTACTTGATCTTTGTCTCTACTTTTATCCAGTACTTCTTCTAGTGCGAGATAGAGTGCACAGAATGTTTTACCTGTACCGGCAGATCCAGACATAACTAAATGGTGTCCGGATTTGTATGCATCGAATACTGTTTCTTGTCCTAATGTCAACGGATCAAAAGTCTGAAGTTGACCTAAATCTAACTTCCGTGGTTTCACGGGATTAACTTTACGCATCAATAACCTTATGTGTTAATAGTATTGTCTTTACCAGAATTTGCTTTAATCCGTTTCAGATGGTCATTCCATTCTGTTCCGGCAATTTGTCGTGCAGTCTTCTGCCCAGAAGATAACGCAGGTGCAGTAGTATATACCCGTGTCATATTCGGATTGTCTTTAATGTACTGGTCGTACTCTGAGATTTTAAGCATTACATCGTGCACTTCATTGGTCTCATTATCTTTAAATTCATATATAGGCATAATTTACTTTCCGTTGGATCCCAATACGACACCCCTCCGAAGAGGGATGAAGAGATTTGGTCACCTTCCTTATTGAGTCATTTGTTGTTCAACAATGGTTTGATTTAAGTAGGTCTGCTTTTTTGCTAGTTTGTAAGCAAGATCTACCTTACCTTTCTTTTTCATTCGCCGGATATAGAAATCTAATTCTTTGCTATCCTGCTTCAACCGTTCCAATTGTTTTTCTGACATCAACACCTCTCTTTGTTGTGGGTTTATTTAAGGGTTAAGGATCATATAGTTTTACTTCACTATTAGGTTTGGGAAAGTCTCCTCCGTTAGTTTTTTGGTTAAGTATTTCACTGGTGATTCTTTGTTCACCATGGACAAAACTATTTCCGCATCTTTTGGATGTATTGCTTCCAGAAGTCGGATAAAAAATTGTTCCCTTTTGTACTGCGGGATTTCTTTTCCACCCACCACAAAATACCCAAACTCTCTGTGCTTTTTCAGCAGAGTACTGGGGACACTTTCCGGTTTATTGGGCGTATAGGGCGGTCTACCTTCTGGCAGATTAAATTGTAAAGAGTCATCGAATGTGCCTCTTAATATATCTCGAAGTGCGGGTGACGTGTATTTAGACAATACACCAATCCTGTCCTTCTTATTCTTTTGTTTACTGAATTCTTCAAAGACTTCGTAAACATCTCTAGTTCTAGTTGTTTGCATAATTTACCTTTTCTTCTACTATTATATAGGGTTATTGAGTTCTTGATACTACTACTTATATCAAAAATATACTAAAAAAATCCCCTCCGAAGAGGGGAAATATGGGGGACATCACATAGGAATCATTACCAATCTTCGGTCTATCCCCCGAAAGTTTAAGCGGCAAACAATTCAGTTGCCTTCTGCTTGTAATTCTCGACCACAGCACTGAAGTCTTTTGACTCACCAGTACAAACGTAAGGTTTGTTGTAAGAACCAATGTTGATGTCAACGTAGTGACTTCTGTGGAAGTAATCAGTCATTGGATCATCTTCACAATAGAAGTCTTCACCTTCCATTGCAGACTTGAGTTCTTGAAGGAACTTGACGACAGTCGGGTTAGAACCGTAGTTGTCTTCGATCCAGTAGGTGTTAACGTCAACGTACTGATCTTGCAATCTATTAGCAAGTGACTGACAATCATAAGGATTGCATTGTGTGTCGTAGTGTCTGCTATTCACCATGCTTTCATTCTTCGCACCGATGATATCAAGAGCACCCTCTTTGATGTTACACACCAAACTCATGTGGTGTCTGACTGCTAAAGTACCTTTCATGTTGTACTTCTTGAGGACTGCTTTGATTGCAGGGGTTAACTTCTTTTTGTCTTCTTGGGATACATATGCCATAATTTAATTCTCTCTCAATTTGTTGCGGGTTAATTCCCAATCAACGTACCTATTATCTCATAGGTAGATGCATTTGTCAAGCGTTTTCTTGAAATAAATGCAAGTTTTTTTAGAAATAAGGGTTCTCCAGTTCGATCTTGCTACTACCCAGAGTACCGAATGGTTGCTCTGCAATAGACTCAATTGCACACTGGTTGTCATATTTCTCTCTCTGAGAGTGGCACAGTGCTATTGCCTTTCTCTCTGCGTCCCTTGGACTGTCTGCGTACACATAGTACGATACTGTTGCTACATATCTATTTTCCATTACTTCACCCATATGTGGTTGTATCTGCTTGGTAGGTTGTCACATGACCAATCAGTATCCCCGTAGTTAATTACCTCTACACACTCCTTGGTAGAGTTCGATACCATTACGTCTGGCATATCTAAAATTGTTCCCATTGCTTGATATCCGAGAATGGCAACTAAAACCCCAATTACACCCAATAATACATTATTTAATTTCATGTGGTCTTACTCCAAAAATCTTAGTTAGTTCTTGCATCTCTTTCTCAGTAGGTTTGAAATGCGGGTTAAGGAAGTACTCCATAAGAAGACTTCCTTTTTTGTATCCTTTTGCCATTATCCTTCCACCCTATCGTGAATGGCAACAGCACCGTAGAACGTACCACCAAGTAGTTTGTCACAAAGTCTTGAAAACCTTGAGTCACTTGTTCCTGCGTAGTTTCCACCGAACATAGTCCACTTGTCTTTCTTAGACACTGGAATCAATCTGAGGATCTTCCTTCCACCGATTGGTTCTGCCATCACTAACTCTGCGGCGGGGTACTCCTCGCACGGTTCGAACGGCCCTTCTGCGTTTACCACAGTGAAACCTTTTGCATAACTTGACTCACCACCTGCGGTGCAGTCCATGTTATCAAAGAACGGATCACCATACGGTGCCTGTCTATATGTACTTACATGAATTCCCATAATATAACTCCTGCCTACTGGCAATCAAATGCGACTACAAAGTAGTCTGTTAACTCGTTGGCAACCGCAAACTCTTCTGCTTCTGCCTTCGTCTCAAAAATCTCTTCTCTCAATTCTCCACTCTCTTGAATGTAGAACACCAAATCTTGCACCATCATTTCCTCCTAATTAAAAACCTATTATAACTTGTTTTGATAACAAAGTCAAGCGTTTTCTCAAACTAATTTACACAATTTGATGAAACACGCATCCATCTCTTCTGTCCAGACCTCGAAGGGAGATCTCCTCACAGTGTTTGACATTCCTCCTACCTTGTCCACAACATGGGCAAGAAAGTAAGGATCTGCACTTTTTACTACTAATTCATCATCTGAATACAGTTCCAACTCCATATGGTTGGCAGTAACATAAGTAATCATTCTGGAAACCTCACTGGTCGATAGTTAGTTAGATCCCAGAAGTGGTCTGGGAGAATAGAGAATGTTCCTAATGGGGCAATGAAACTTACTCCATCTTTAAAAGAAACATACGTTAGATTTTCTAAATCCATAATATAACCTATTTAAGTAGTTCAACAACAAAAGGGAATAGCATTAAAAGCATTCCAGTCACAAAGTCTTTATCCATCATCCAAGTCATAATCTCTCCTTTCTCTCTCAATTACTTGTATATTATAACTTGTTTTGATAACAATGTCAAGCGTTTTCTTTACTTATTTTCACTCATATGGAGAAATTCTGTACACTTAGAACACTTGCCACATGCTCGTTTTGATGAATGTACACAAGAATGTACATATTTCTGAAGGTGTTCGGGGATAGAGTCCCACTGCTCTTTCTTAGTCATATGACCAAGTGGTGCGGACATCTTAGTTGGGATATTGAGTGCTCCCAATACACGTTCGATACTACGGAAGTGATCGTCTACCCAATCGGTATGTTTGTCGATTCCGTTGTTGAATCCATAATAGATCTTATGAATGTGGGGGTTATTGATATTCACAATTTGCATGATGTTACACCATGTAAAAAAGAATGGGGGATTGATGCCAAGATCAAAGTAATGATCTAATAGTTTTTGTTTATTGGTTAGGGGGTGTTCGTTGACATATTCTATGTATCTCAGATCAACATCAAGATTGGACGCAATAATATCAGCACATTCGGATTGCTGTCTCCAACCCATTCCAACTTCTACATGTATTACTAATGGGTTCATACCCTGCTCTACAACATGACATAACAATGCAGTGGACTCTACTCCTCCAGAGAATGCAACTATACAGTCGTGGTTCACGGAAATATTGCTCGTTCCCATTTCTTCTTGGGTAGATGTTTTGAGTGGATCTTACAACCTATGAATTCGTTGTAGTAATCTTCACGTAACAGAACGTCACGTAGGAATTGTTCCTTTGCTTCAAGGTAAGAACATTCACCTTTTGTTTCACACAAGTGTAGGATCTCACGGTAGTATGCATCTCCACCTTTCTGCTCTACAAGTGTCTTCAGATGCTCTGAGGATCCGTAGTAGTCCTTCCAGTCACTTTCCTTAACTACTGTGCGTTTCCTTGACTTACCTTTCAATGGTGGGAGTCTGCGTTTGCTCCAGAAGAATTTCTTACCGATATACTTCTTACCAGTATCACGCTCTGTAATAAGATAGACGAACCCGACATACTTGCCGAGTTCGTCTTCTGTTGGTTCGAATATTAAGTTGTTTTTATGCCAAGTCATACCTGTATATAGGTATTACTCAACTCCTTCAATAAACTCTGGTTCTGCATCTTCTCCGCACATAGGACAGTGTTGTGGATGATCATTGTCATACAATACTTCTACGACAGTTGTTATATCACATATACCACATTCTATCTCATATTTGCCACTCACGCCGCACATCCTTGTCCATCAAGACCACATACCTCTGGTTCTGGGCCGACTTCTGTCCACCCCCAATCACCTTCCATTCCATTTACGGAATACTCAGTCACACGTTTCTCAAAGAAGTTATCATGTGACGCACCATTCAGTACCCAGTCCAACCACGGTAGTGGATTGTCCTTAACACCAAACTTAGGTTTCATACCCAGTTGTAATAGTCTACGGTCTGCAATGTGTCGGATGTACTGTTTCACATCTGCCTCA